CAAATCTCAAACAAGTAGGATACCACTATGGCAAGTATTCAAATAGCAGTTGACGCACCTTTTTGTACTAAAAAAGAGTTTCTGCGTCGCACTGGTTGGTCAACATCTTCACTTGACCGAGCAATTGCGGCAGGTGACATCCCTATCCTAGAAAAAAAAGGTGAGCGCGGTAGCGTTCTAATCAACTTGGTAAAGGTTTACCAACGTGCTGCGGAGCAACAAGTATGAGCTTCGCTATCCCACCTAAAACCAAACTCACCCAGCAAGATGCAATGAGTGAGTCTTGGGAAGATAAATACCCGAACAAATGCCCAGTATGGCTAGAAGTAATTGGCTGGGCCTTCGTTTTCGTACCATTCTTCTTCAATTGAGTATTAGTTATGGACGCAAATAACTCAATGTGCGTATTGCGTGAACGCAAACAACAAGCTTTTGATGCGGCTTGCTGTGATTTTGTTGTCAATCACGATGTTGAAGCGATTGCCCGAAAGCTTGAACTTAACGGCACAATGCTTCGCAACATGCTGAACCCAAACCAACCGCACGTGCTTAAACCTGTTGTGCTTGCTTCTATCAGCCGTGTTTCTGGTGACTACTCAATCGTAAATACGTTATTTGCAGATGATGGGGTGGTCATTATCCCACTACCAAAAGCAGAAGATGATCTGAACCTGCTTGAACGAGTTCTACAGCTAAACACCCATTCTGGTGAGCTTTCTAGCGATGCGTTAGCCATGTGCACCGCAGAGCGTTTACCGCGATCTACTAAACGCAAAACCTTAGCTAAGGCGCAAGCCGCTTTGGGCAATCTGGTTTTGCTTATCAATGACCTTGAACACCGCACCACAGGCCTGCAGCCACTAATGCAATTTGGCACAGATTTTCTGGCTAATGGTGCACCTATTCCGGGTTTAGCCTAAACAGCTTGAACCCAATTAAGAGGATATGAACACCATGAGTCAGTTAGCTAGACAACAAGAAATACAGCCCTCTTCATTTAAAGAAAGAGCGCCAAGCGCAGCAGATAGTATTGCAGCGTGTAAATCGCTTTTCGATAAAAGTGCAAAGCGTAGAAAGCTACGCGATATGTATAACGAAATGAATGATCGTAGCCGTGGCTTAATTCTGATTGCAGGTGGTATGCCACCAAAAGATTACAGCCGTGAGTTTGATTCATTCGATGACCTTGAGTTGCAAAAAGTCCGTTCTGGAATGCAGCTGCTTAAAGAGATGGTGATGAAGTTCGACCGCAAAGTGGGTGATGTCCGCCGCCTAAAACATTCCGATATCAGCAAAGTTATTTAACAGCCTAGCCAGCCATTTGCCCCTGTAACAGGGGGCTTTTTTTCGTCTTAGCGTAGGAGCATAGAAGATGAACGAAAACAAATCTGAACTTGAGCAAGCAATAGAACTTCACCAAGAAGCCATGGAGTTCTTAACCAAAGCCCGCCAAATTCACGACAGCACATTGAGCCATCAAAGTAAGTTAGCATTTGCGTTGAGCTCTATTCTGCCAAAGAACGTCGGCATTATTGGGCATGATGTTTTACCACCAGAAGTATTAGCTAATAAGAGTCGCCAACTAGTAGATGTAATTGCCAATCGTGACCTTATGGATGTGATTAATACCATCATGAATATGGCAATCACCAACAAATACTTAATTCACACCTCTGTCGACTACGCAGCTTCTGTAGATTGTGTTTGTGTTCGCGCAAGCTCATTGAAACCAGAGTGCGGCTTAACAGTTAATGAAAATATTTTCTTGCAGAGCAATAACGCTCTAGCAGAGCTGTTGGCAATTGAAGACAAACTCATAGACCTAATTGCTGATGCGCATGAAGCCTCTGAAAATATCGCGGAGGTAGAAGCATGAACAACATGTACGTACAACTATTCAACCAGTCATTTGAACAGATTGCCACACGTTTTGAAAAAAGCAGCATAGCGCAGCAAGAAGAAATCGTGATTCAGCTTGATGCTATCGCTAAAAAGTTAACTCCTGTTCAAACACACCGCCCACTAGAAGACGTTTTAGCTGATATCAAAGAAGCAATGCAGGGTGATCGTGCAAGCGTGTTCTTCGCTCATACCTATGTGAGTTGGTACCGCTCTTATCAAAACGAGAACGCCAAGCCACAGCTACACCATTGGTCACAGATAGATATGAAAAATCGCAGCCTGTTTATTGAAATGCTTGCATTGCGTGATCTTGGTCGTTGGGACGATGAAGCACTTTTTCAGTTTGAACAGTACTGCTTGTCAGTCATTGATAAGTAAGGGGCAGCGCAATGTTATTACATCTAGTACCACAAATAATGAATCGTTATTCGAATGTTGAATTGGAATTAATCGACGTTCAGATTCCAGAGCTAAATGTGACTCTAACGGGGGGTAAAGACCTTGTAGTTAGAAAACCATTTCCAAACAAATCCTACCATGTTGCATGTCGAAAGGTGGGACGCAAAGCAATGCATGGTCTGTACTTGGAAGTTGATAAGCAACTAACGGATTTCTCAGTGATTACGCGCTGGAAAGCTAAGTGTGCCAATTGGACAGATGAACAAGAGAAAACACTTACTCACAGAGTTAATTACACCGTGGCTGACACTGATTTTGATGTAATCAGTGACGACCATACTATGCAATATGCCCAGTTTGAATTTGAAAGCCGTTGGCTTACAGATTTCAGAATTGACCCGCCTGTTAATACACAACCTCGTATGGATCTTCTTATATGCGAGTACCACAAACGTGGTGAAAACATTTCGCTTAAAGATGAATACAAAGATGTCGTGATGGTCAATCGAGTAGAGGACATTTCGCTACCAACTATTGAAAAAGAAAGGCTAATGGAGAGAGGGGCGCATAACGACCGCTTGCCTGCGTTAGACCAAAGATTCGTCGTTGATTTTTCAGAGGTGACAGCATGAGTTCAACTACCGGAAAAGTGCAACCTCGTGAGCTGTACCCAACGCCGCCAGAAGTTGTCGACGCATTGCTATCAAAGTTAACCCTTCGCCCAACCGACAAGTTTTTAGAACCTTGTTACGGTACTGGTGCGATCTTCGAAAAGGTCGCACTTCCTCAAAGCCAAAAGTCATTTGCAGAGATTGAAAAAGGCATTGACTACCTAACTACGGAGTTTGGTCAACAGGATGTGATTATCACTAATCCGCCTTTTTCCCTAACCGAAGAATTCATTCGTAAGAGCCTAAGTGAGCTGGCACCAGATGGAACAATGGCATACCTGCAGCGTGTTAACTATTTGGGTTCGCTAGACCGTTTGTCGTTTTGGTTTGAAATCGGTTTTCCACCAAAAACGCCAGTTATTGTTCCTCGTCCTCGCTTTGTCAAAGGCGGTTCAGATTCGTGTGAATACGCATGGTTTATTTGGGATAACGGCAATCGCTTCGATATTCCTCAAGGCTTGAGCCATATCGTTTCAACTGGTGTTGAGCAATGCCAAGAGTGTAAAAAAGCATTCAAAGCAAAAGAAACTCATTGCCAACGTTGCGGGACGCCAAAAACAGTGAAGGTGGCAGCATGAGTAGTAAGAAAATGCACACGCCATTGCTTCGTTATCACGGCGGAAAGTTCCGCTTAGCTAAATGGATAATGGAGTTTTTCCCAGCTCATAAGTGCTATGTAGAACCGTTTGGTGGAGCAGGTAGCGTATTGCTACAGAAACAGCGTTCACATGGAGAAGTGTATAACGACCTAGACCAAGATATTTTTAATTTGTTCCAAGTTCTTCGAGATCCTGAGCTGGCTAGTCAGTTAATTCGAATGTGTGAATTAACGCCATATAGTCGTGATGAATTCTGCCTGGCATATGAAAAAACTGAAAATCCTATCGAGAGAGCGAGAAGAACAATCGTTCGTTCTGCTATGGGATTTGGTTCAGGTGCTGCAACATTTCATCCAACTGGGTTTCGATGTGAAGCGAAAAGACAATACAGCACATCGGCTCATTGCTGGGCAAAATATCCGCCAGTAATCGAGTACGTTTGCAATCGTCTACAAGGTGTGAACATCGAGAACCGGGATGCAGCGAAATGTATGCTATCTCATGATGGTGTTGAAACGCTTCATTACGTCGACCCACCGTATTTAAAAGATACTCGAAACCTAAATTCATCAAATTCAGTTTACCAACATGAGATGTCAGATGCAGAACATGAGCAGTTATTAGCTTGCATCCACAACCTTAAAGGTATGGTGATCTTGTCCGGTTACGATTCAGACATGTACAACGATTTGTTGTGTGGATGGGTTAAGCAAGAGAAGCAATCAAGAATAAGTTCGGGTAAAGGTACCAGGCTAAAAACTGAATGTTTATGGTTGTCGCCTACATGCGCTCAAGCTTTTAACAAAGATGTAGCTGCATGAACACCCTAATCGAACCAACTGAAATCGACCTATACGATTTTCCATGGCAAGCCCCTTTGACTGAGGTTGAAGCGGGCTGCTTTGGTTCGCGTAGATACAACACAATTATTGAGCCTGATGATCTTAGTGTTCTGGAACGCCAGCTATTTGAAGTAAACCCTCGTGATCATGATTGGCGCAAGCAGTTCTTTCAAGATGTGCCTGCTTACCTAGCGAAATACTTTGCAAAGCGATACATCGATATTTTTGAAAAAACAGGTGCAAAAGATGCGAACACATTCTTGCGTCAAAAAATGGAGCCAGCGACTAAGCGTGTTCGCCTGGTTATGAAAAAGTATCACGACCTGCCAACTACACAAAAAGTTGCTGTATTGTCTAAAGAACTTGGAGACGATGAAGATCCATTTCATCCCGTGTTCTTTACAGAATATGGCAATCCTGAAGACATTCAGCGCAAACAAGTTTCGTTTGATTTCGACAACGCGGTTAAGAACCGCAAGCCAGTGAAGAACCGAATCTTAGCGGAATTGGAATTGGATGAACTCAAAGAAATGGCGTTCAAGATAGGCAAAATCATGAATGCACGTTTCCAAATTATCTCTTCTAAGTTGGCAAGCATTACGGAAGCTGAACAGGAAAAGGACAAAACGTTCTGCCCTGTTGTTGAGGGCTATCACGAGTTAGCTGCTTTCACTTCCGAATTCGGCATTAAGCCACCATGCAAATACAAAAAGCAAAATGAGTTGTCTGCTCTGCAAGATATCTCTCGCATGATTAGCGAGAAGTGGTGGCTTGGTCGTTTGGTGAAAGCGCGAAAAATTATGCGTGAACACCTAGCGATTGCCATGGGGCAAGTCTCTTCAAAAGCATCGGCTTATGCGTCTTGGGATTGTGTTCGTGAGCACCAAGAGCAGCAAAAGCGCAACTGGGAATACATCAAGCAATGTGAACTCTTCGACGAAGAAAACGAAGAAAAAGCGGATCTTGCTGAAATGGTTCTGAAAAGCGTATCTAACCCAGCCATTCGCCGTCATGAGTTGATGGTGCGTTGTCGCGGTTGTGAAAACATCGGTAACGAGCTTGGTTTACAAGGTTTGTTCCTAACGCTAACCACGCCATCTAAATACCACAACTCATACAAAAAAGGCGGATTCATTGACCACTGGAACGGCGCAAGCCCACGTGAGGCGCAGTCGTACCTTAATAATGTTTGGCAGCGTATCCGCGCTAAGTTAGGTCGTGAAGAAATCCGTTGGTTTGGTGTTCGTGTTGCCGAACCTCATCACGATGGCACACCACACTGGCATTTGCTGATCTGGGTTAAACCAGAAGATGTGATGGAAGTGCGCGATATCTTTATTAGCTACGCAACACAAGAAGACCGTGGCGAACTGCACCCGAAATACGAGAAGGAAAAGGAAAAGCCATTTCGCAAGGGTAGTTATGTTGGTCCTATGGATTACCGCCCACGTTGCGACTTTGGTTACATCGACCCAGAGAAAGGTACCGCAACAGGCTACATCGCAAAATACATCTCTAAGAACATCGACGGTTTTGCCATGGACGATGAAGTGTCCGACGAAACAGGCAAATCTGTGAAAGACATGGCGAAGAACGTTAGCGCTTGGAAAAGCCGCTGGGCAATTCGTCAATTCCAATTCTTTGGTGGTGCTCCGGTTACGACTTACCGTGAGTTGCGCCGCTTCGCAAGCCAAAACAAAAAAGCCTTTATGGAATACGTGTTCATGCAAGAACGCGCTGATCTGTTGGATATGTACTACATGCTGCACCGCTATGTAGTTGGTCCGGTTAAACCTGATCACCTGTTAACCAATAAAGAGTTGGTAGACGTGATCGGCAAAAACTACCAGGCACGAATCCAATCTGATGAAGCATGCATCGTAGATACGATGAAAGCGGCAGACCATGGCAATTGGCAAGGCTACATTATGGGGCAAGGTGGTCCATTCGTTAAGCGCGAAGATTTGCTGATCACAAACTCATATCAAGTTCTTCCTTTTTCGTCTCCTCACGGTGAGGACGTTCGCAAGATTGAGGGATTCCAAACACCGGAAGCGGTCGTTAAAACTCGCACTAAGGTTTGGACAATTCAAAAGAAATCAAAGGTAGAAGCAGAAGCTGAAGCGATCACCCAAGGGAGCGCAGCGACCGCAATTGGTGCCTCCGGCACCTCTCGGAGTTCTGTCAATAACTGTACGGAGCCTGAGAATGTACAGGTCAGCGATCAGCTAACCCGATTATTAGACCCTGTGAATAAACGGGCGAATAAATCACCAAATATTGATGAAGCGGCACTGGCCGCACTGCTAAAAGGCAGTTCAATTCGCATCGACGATGCAACTAGTATTCAAATCCGCCCTGCGGAGGTAGACGAACACGGCAATAAACGCCCTGCCCAGTTGGTAGAAGTGAGCCGTCAACGTTCGGACGACACCAACTGGATGGATTTCGAGGGTTGGGACAACCTATTCGCCCAACCAGAAAAGCAAGAGTATCAACAACCTGACCTGTCGATTTTCCCTGATGGGGACGACTGGACGTTAATGTAGGAGTAATGCCATGGGTCACGTCTTCCTTGCTCGATGCACTGACTAGGTAAAAGCTAAGTCGCATAACCCAAATTATAGGCGACAAAAATCCATAATAAATTTGTTACATAAAAACTACTGTATTAATATACAGTAAACCGTCAGTTGGGAGGCTAAATGTCTGAACTACATAACAATGCGGAGGCGTTTGTTTTATGCGCTTTGGCTGATGATACATGCGGGAACCACGAAGAAAACCAAGACATTGGCATGTTCTTAATTTCATTGATTCTTGCCCATAAAAAAGGACAGCTAGAAGCTGTCCATGTTGCAGGGCCTGATTATGAGAGTTGATTAAAATAAAGCTAACTGTTGTTTTAAATGATCTCGATGTCCGGGCTTTAGCATCTTGATTAAACAGTTTGCCAGTTCACTGGTATCTTTCGATGATGGGCTTAGTGTGTGACTAAAATACAAAGACATAACAAACTGATGTTCACACGCTGGGTTCTTACACTCACAATACAAATCTGCACAGTCGTTCGATAGGCGGTTGGTTTTATTAATCACCGCCCGTTCGCCACAACCGCAAGTAATGCGACTACCAAATAAAGACGGCTTACTAGTCGCACCAATTCCGAAATGAAGCTTTGACTGTTTGAGTGAGTGGCGATAGCCGATAGAACTCACAAAGGTATGCCCACATTCTGGGTTAGAACAGGAACAAGATAAATCTGCGCAATTGGCATCTTTAGCGATGCTTCTACTTACAATCGCGCGTTCACCACATTTGCAATAAACTCGCATACATTGACCTAACTTAACTGACTGACTGCATAATATTACGTCAATGGCTGTGTTTTTGTACAGGTTTATGAGTTTTCCCCGGTAGTAACATCAAACTTTAGATGTAGGCTTTTTATGTTTCTGATTTCCGGGTCATTGTTCACTTCATCCATAATCAGTTCGCATACGGGTATGATCTCGTCTTTGGCGTATTCACTACCAATCTTGATCGGGTCGCCTAAGCTGGTTGTCCCTTGTGGAATAATGCCAGCCTTACCAACTGGGAAACGATGCCCCACTAAAATGTCTTGCGCTGTAATATTCTTGATGCGTTCGAATTCATCTTTCGTTGCAATGTCACCTACAGGGATTAGCTGAATACCTTTCTCTGCACCACCGGGAATATTGACGAACATACTGCGGAAGTTACCAACGCCTTTAGAACTGGCAATCTTATCTTTCAACATCTTTTCGTCATCATCACTTAAGTTTGGGTCAGTCGCATAGAAGATAAACCCCATGTGAGCACCGTTCTTGTAGTATCGGCGACGAAATAGTGTGGCGTCTTTGTTCAGTAAACTGCTTTGTAAGCTGCCCAAATAGTCAGGTAAGCCATAAATCTGTTGTTGTAAGTCTTCTTGGGGTAAGAAAATAATGTCATTCGCCTTATAGACACGTTGCTTGTTGTCACGCTCAAGTAGCACAAAGTCCCCGTTTTTACGTCGGCGTAAGTACATCGTTGGTAAAGGGAACAAACGAACAACACGCTTGAAGTGATCGCGGATTTTTAAAAAAGCAGCGTCACCAAAAGTGAAGTAGTTATTGCAAAAAGATTGAATCTGCCGACGTCTAGCACCTCCGCCAGTGGTGAAACGAGCAGCAACATAGTTTGCACGAGCCTTTAAAAGTGAACCATGATAGGCGTTTGCGCGTGAAGTCTCTGCCAAACCTTGTCGTGAGATTGGCGGTTCCCAATAGTCGTCGGAGTCGTTGTAGAACAATTCAGAGTAAGACGTCATCCAACTGGTTGAGTCAATTGCTTCTGGCGAAGAGTCAATGTGATATACAGACTCTGCATGTTCTTCTTGCTTAACTAGTGTTTCTGTTGTGTCGGTCATGATGCAGTTGTCCAAGTCGATTTACGCTTATTTGAATGATTGAGTGGTTCATTTATTAAGGCATGAGAAATAGCCCAAAATGCATCTGCATGGCCTACTAATTCAGAGCGGTCAGCTTTAAATGACATCATTTGTCCTGACTTTGTTGCTCCGCGCTTGATAGCCATAAATGCGCTGGCAATATCCTTTTCCTCTTTGGAAAATTGAAGCCGTTTTGCTTCAACGACATCAATCATTTTTAGTACCAGGCGATTTTTATTTTCATTGCTGTAGTGAATAGCGTGTACTTCGCGCGGGAACTTTTCCCTGAGTAAGTCATATACACCCGCCCCAATGCCTGTAGTATCCATCCCTAAATAGGTCACCCGGTATTTCTGGAATATTTTATTTATCTCTGCCACGTGATATTGAAAGTTAAGTCCTTTCCAATAGTGTTTTTCTAACACTCTGAATTTTTCTCCCTCTGTAGCCGGGGGAGCGACAACAACTAAACATGCATTGTCGCGGGTTCGGCTTGGGTCGTACCCTAGCCAAACTTCTCTGTGTTCAAATGGCCGCTTGTTTTTAGAGTTAAAGTCCTGCCATATCTCGGGGAGAACCATTAGCTTTTCAACGTCACTAAACTTAAATACGCTGGATGAATCATCGACAAACTCACACATATATAAGTTATTGAAAACATCGGGGCTGTTTTCTTCTTCTAGTTCTTTCCAATCAATAAGGTGACAGCCACCGTTTACCGCATCTTTAACATTGATGACGTAACGCCATTGTTTATCAGGGCATGCAACTCCCTTTCTAAGTTCTGATATAGATGGAAACTCAATAGAGCGGCGAGAGTCTTTGCCTTTCTTCCACTTTTCACCAGTCCAGAAAGGATAAGCTGGATGGTTTTTAGCTGAAGGAGTAGAAAAATACGTAATATGATACTGAGTTTGTGTGGCACAAGCTTTCACGGCATCAGTAACTTTGTTGAAGTCTCTTATCCAAAAATATTCGTCAATATAAACATTGCCTGATTTACCTTGGGCTGTGTTTGCGTTGGTTGAAAGGAAATGCAACTTAGCACCGTTGCTCAATGTTATTGGGTCGCCTTTTAGCTCAATATCGAAAAATTCTTTTGCGATACTCAGAATATATTGCCTAAAAACTTCTGATTGAGAACGACTCGCTGATATGAATATTTGGTTTCTTCCAGTTAAAACAGCGTCTTCAAAAGCCTCGCCAGAACAACCATAAGTGAAACCAACTTGGCGAGATTTTAAAACGTTTCTTGTTCGAGGTGTTGAGGGGTCGTTTTTAACATCCCTCATTAACCGTTGATATTCAAAGAGGCTATCTAACCACAATGAAAAATCATCTTTGGTTAGGTGGTCTACATTGTTTTTGCCTTTACCTTTGCTTTTCTTTGATGAGCTGCTGCCAGATTGCTGATCACCACGGTTACTTTTGTTTTCGTGTTTTTTGTTGCCAGCATTTAAAGGCTGTTCACCTTGCTTCTTTTCTTGTGCCCTTTGTTTCTTCAAGGCTGCGTGATGCTTGATAAGCCTATCGAGCATGTCTAGCTGGTTCTTGCTTGGGTCTTCCA